GTGAGCAAATTCCGCCGCCACGCCAGCGGGATGTCGGTGGGGTCGTACCAGAAGCCTTGTTCGCCGTTGGCGAAAAGCACGGCAGGCGAAAACGGCAGCCCGAAAAACCGGCTGCGCGAGGTGGAGCGGGTGAGCGGGTACATCTGCGGCTGTCTCGTGGGTCGGCGGGCGGGGTCCGGCGGGGCTCAGTACCCCTCGCCCTGCATGATGTGGATCGAGCCGGTGCCCGACGCGGTGATGTACGCCACCGTGTTCTGGTCCTGCGCCTTGGACAGGGTGATCTGCGTGCTCGGGAGCACGGGGTAGTCGGCAGTCGTCGCGGTCGTTGAGCCGGTGCCCACGCGGACGTAGCTCGTGATCGTCGTGCTCAGGTTCGTGATGACCAGCGCCTTCGACGCCAGGCCGATCGTGCTCGACGCCGAGACCGTGCTCGGAGACACGGTGACACCCGTGCCATAGGCCGGGTTGAATGCTGCTTGGACGGACATTGGATTACCTCGTCAGTGTGTGGTGCGCCGTGGACTCAGGAAATGCGATACCACGAGTTCGTCGCCGCGTACCAGCGCAGCCGAGCGAACCCGCCTGCTGCGAGCGTGGTGGGTGCGCCGAACGCAGCCGTCGCCCCGTTCAGGGCCACGGTCAGCGCGGTGATGGTCTGCGTGCTGGTCAGCAGGATCTCGGTGCCGTCAGCCACGCCCGTGTTCAGCGGCAGCGTCACCGTGCCGGTGGCCAGCGTGCCTGCGGGCTGAAGCAGCACCCACAGCGCCTGCGTGGTGGGCGTGGGCAGCGAGATCGAGAACCCGGTCGTGGGGACGTACAGAGACGTTGCCATCGTCGGCGCGGCGAACGTCTGCTGGAAGAACTGCAGCAGCGTGTTCAGGCTCGCGCGCCTGGCGTCGCCGTTGGCGGTGTTGTAGACCGCGAGTTGGTCGCCGCTGGACAGCTGCGAGACGACAGGGAGTTGATTGATCAGCGGCATGGTGTGCGCCTCGTGTGTTTCGGTACGGCGTGAGCTCGTGTTTTAGGTACGGCGTGAGCTCGTATTTCGGTACGGCGTGGGTCTCAGTAGAGTTCGATCGGGCCGTCTGGCCCAGCCTGCACCGGATCGACCGGCGCTGGCATGAACGGCGTGTCGTAGCGCCACGGCTTCTGGCCTGCACCCAGCGGCAGGGTCTGCGGGAACTGCTGCTCCAGCGGGAACGTGGCCCGCGCCAACAGCGTGTCGTAGCCCAGCTTCGCTGTCGTGCGCGTGTCGATCTGGACCTGCTTGCCGTACTGCGGGGCGAGGCGGATGGCCAGGTTCGTGACGATGGCCTCGTTCGCGCTGTCAGGCACGAACGTCTTCTCGCTCAGGCTGCTGTCCTCGGGGCTCGACGGGAGTGGGTAGCCCAGACGGATGCCCTTGGCGTTCCAGAGGGCCATCATCGCGTCCAGCCGGCGCAGAGCCGCCTCGAGTTGCTGCGGCTGAAGGTCGAAGACATAGGACGCCATGCCGAGCTCGGCAAAGGCCTCCTCTACGAACTGGCGCTTGGAATAACTCACAGGCCGCCCCTCAGATCGGGTCGTCGTCGGCAGCAGGTTCGGCCGCCATCGCTGCGTTGATCTTCGCCAGCAGCGTCTCGTCGCTCCAACGGCGATCGACGCGCAGGTTCAGTTTCGCGGCCTGCTCGAGCATCTCAGCCCGGGTCGGCGGTGCATCGTCAGCAGGCGCAGGCTCGAGTTCCGGGGCCACCTCGACCACCTCGGCCTCGACCACCTCCTCGTCCCACGGGCCCGCCTGATCGCAGGCCGTCCACGAGTTCAGGTGCCAGCCCTCGGCCAGCGCCGCCTCGACCTGCTCCATCGTGTCGCAGGCCAACGTCGAGAACGTCGTCGCGTTGCCGTACCTGTCCAGCGGGCCAGGCCAGGTGCCGCCGCGCTTGTAGAGGATGGTCGGCAGTGAGATCATTTCTTGCCCTTCTTCGCCGTCTTGGCTGACTCGCGGAACGCCGCAGCGGTCGGGGCACCCTTCGTCCCCGGCTTGCGCATTCTCTCACCAGAACCGGCTTCGATGCGAGCGCGCTTGGCGTGAATCGCAGCGTACAGACCAGGCGAACCGGGCTTCTTCACTTCATGCCCTTCTTCGCGGGAGCCTTGCTCGGCTTGCCGGCCTTCATGGCAGCGGTGCGAGCGGTGGACAGCGCAATGGCGACGGCCTGCTTCTGCGGCGTGCCCTTCTTCATCTCCATCGAGATGTTCTTCGACACGCTGGCCTTGGAGTAACCCTTCTTCAACGGCATCTCAGTCTCCCGATACGAAAACGCGGGCGGCAGCCTCAGACCACCGCCCGCGTGTCACTGGGTCACCACATCAACGCTGCTGGTGAGCGCCGATCCAGTCCACCGTCATCGACCGCGCCACCGCCGTGCCGTTCTGCACGCCGAAGCTCAGGCGCAGTTCGGTCGTGGGCAGGTTGGCCAGCGTGGTCACCTGGGCAACGATCTGGCGGTTCTGCGTGTAGAACAGCTTCGCGCCGTCCCAGTAGAACCCGACGTTGACATAGGTGTCGTTGGCCATCGTGATGCCGGTCGTCACCACCGTCTCGGTCGAGGAGGCCTCCACCACCAGGTTCAGTGCCGTGGCCGTGGTCAGGCGGCGGAAGTACACGCCGTCCGACACACCGCCCTCGGGCGTGGTGTCCGTGACGTACAGGCCGATCATGGTGTCGGCCAGCACGTTGTCCACCTTGAACCGAGCATCGAACCACAGCGGCTTGCCGGCCACGAACTTGAACGACTCGCCGTTGGTCTTGCCGAGTTGCAGCCAGTGCGCGTCGTTGTCAGCCGCCGCGTTGGTCAGCACCAGCGTACCGCCGAGCTCGTCGCCCGACAGGTCCGTACCGGCACCCGTCTCGGTGATGGTCCAGGTGTTGCTGTCGTACTCGATGAAGTCGGTGAAGTACCCGAAGAACGACGGGTTGCCGATAGGCACTCCGAACGTGATCGCGCCCAGCGGGGCGGCGTCCACGTTGTAGAACACCTGGTTCGGGCCGGCCTCGATCTTGACCACGCCGCCGCCCGTGAACGGCCCGTAGCTCTGCTCCTGGTCGGAGATCTCTCCGAGCAGAAGCCACGAGTTCGGGTAGTTCGGGAAGCCGGCCTGGCGATAGATCTTCGCCGGGTTGCCGGGGCCACCAGTCCGAACCGCAATCGACTGAGTTGCGGTCAGGCTGACTTCGGCGTCGCCGTAGGGGAAAACGATCTGCTGCGTCATGTCAGTTGCTCCTCATGACTCAGGGGTTGAAGATCAGGATGCCAGCCATCTCGGGCTGCTTGCACACCACACCGTACAGGCAGTCCAGGCGGTACTTGGTCTTCATCGTGTTGATGTCGTACTGCTTGGTCATCACCAGTTCGATGCCCTGGTCCGTCGAGGCACGCATCACCGCCGCACCAGCGTCGCTCGGCACCGCATAGCGGCCCGGGAGCAGCTCCAGCGCCTCACGGTGCCAGAAGCAGTTCAGGTACGCCGCGCCCGCGTTCAGGAACGTGATGTTCGCCGAGGCAGAGGTCGAGGTGATCTTGCAGTTCTGGTACTGGACGGTGGAGTCCACGCCGGCCTGCGCGGGGATCAGCGGGGGGCTGATCACGAGCGTCGTGGCAGACGGCACAGCGATCACGCGGAAGGTCTTGGGCTGGCCCGTGTCTTCCTTGGTGATCATGTGGACGTTGTTCACGTTGGCGATCGTGAACGAGTCGCCCACCGCGACGCTCGTGGTCGAGTTGACCGTGACCGTCTGGAAGCGGTTGTCCACGTTGCTCGTCTCGCCAGTCGCGGCGGTCGAGGTGGCCTTCGGGGTGTAGTAGTTCCCGCCGCCAGCCGTCGTGTTGATCGTGATGCCGGCACCCGCCGCGGCAGCCTTGCGCTGGGCGTAGTCCAGCTTGTAGGTGCCGAAGGAGGCGAGCTGGCCCACGAAGGCCCGACGCAGCGCGTTGTCGCTGATCTCGTTGCCGAACGAGCGGCTGGCCTTGCTCAGGTC